TTAATAAAAATAACAATAAAAAAGATATTTATCAATAAATACCGAAAATATGGCAAATAAAGTTCCTATTACAAGGATAGGTAAATTTTTTGGATCAAACGATTTTGACTTAGACATTTCAATGGGAGAGGAATGGTTAGTTGGTGATATGAATTTCACTTGTGTCCTATATCGTATTGATAGATACAAAACAAAAACCGACGATGTATATGGTGAAACAGTATCAGATGGAATAAAATTTTTACCTCCAATTGAATTTAATGCTTTCGTACAAGTATCTCAACCTGAAAATAAAATGTTAGGATCAACAAGGATTGATCAGATGGAACCAGGTAATATAAGAATTTCTGTGTATGAAAAAACTTTAGATGATTTAGGAATCGATATTAATTTTGGAGATTATATAGGTTATTATGAAACCGAAACATTAGTTAGATATTATACCGTTAATAATGATGGTCGTGTTGTATCTGACAATAAACATACCTATGCAGGATATAAACCTTTTTATCGTACGATAGTGGCATCACCTGTTGGTCCAAATGAATTTAGAGGATTATGAAACTAATATTGAATGAAATACAAAATAAAGAATTAATTTATTCCATTAAAGGTGATCCGAATTTATTAATCAATAAACAAGTTAAAGTTTATTATGATATAACAAGACATATGTTTTCCGTTACATTTGGTGGTATTGTGGTATTAAAGGCGGATTATGTTAGATTGATGAATGTAAAATTTTTAGTGGGGGAAAAAGGTAAAGAAAAAGTGAGATCGGTTAAACAAAAAAACGTTCATGCTTATGTTACCGGAACATTAGTTGATTATTGTGAGTTTCCTTGTGATGATATACCAACACCTGAAAGTAATATTGTTATTAAATATAACCCTTATTTTGATGAGACATTTATTGTTAAAAAAACAAGAGAATCAATTTATGGGGCAAAAGAAGTACAAATGATAAATTTAGAAGATAAAATATTTTTAGTTAATTAATTATGGGATTCCCAAAACAAATAAAAAAAACCATTCCTCTTATAGAGAAAAAGATCTTAACCCCAAGAAGACATGAGATTGCGGATATGATTTCAGATGATGGGACTTATCTTCCAAAATCTTTATTGCATGCGGATTTGGATCGTGGATTTTTAGATTTTGTTAGAGATGAGTTAAGATGTGTAGTTGAAGGGTCCATAATACCAACTGTTGATATTATGATAACTACACAGAACTGGTCTAAGTTTGTTGAAACATGGGATTTTCAAAATATCGATAAAAATGTTGAACCTCCATTTATAACAACTATCAGGACCCCTGAAGTTAAATTTGGAACAAATCCAGCATTAAGATGGAATATACCAAATAGAAGACAATATTATTATGCTAAAGTACCAACGTGGGATGGTCAAAGACATGGTATGGATATTTACAAAATACCTCAACCAGTTCCTGTTGATATCACATATACTGTGGCAATCTTATGTAATAGAATGAGAGAACTTAATAAGTTCAACCAAATTGTTCTTGAGAAGTTTGCTTCAAGACAAGCGTATCAAGTTATAAAAGGACATTACATTCCAATCATAATGAATGATGTTACGGATGAATCAGTTTTAGATCTTGAGAAAAGAAAATTCTATATTCAAAAATATACATTTACATTAATGGGTTTCCTAATTGATGAAGACGAGTTTGAAATAACACCAGCAATTACAAGGGTATTCCAAATTTTTGAGACAGAAACTAAAACAAGAAGGAAAAGACAAAAAAAGGAAGAACCAAATCCACCTTCAGTTAAAAGATATGATTTCGCAACAGGAGTTACGGCAAACGAAGTTACTGAAGTTTTTGATTATAATGTTAACTTAAGATTTGTTGATAGTGATAACATATCAAGTGGAACCCCTCCGTCAGGGTATGAAGTTTATATCAATGGTCTTTATTATGGGAACGATGTTAGAGAAATACAAATTAACAGTGGGGACACGTTAAAAATAATCATTTACAAAGAAGATCTTAACGATACTTCGTTCTTAATTTTCAATCAGGAATTGTTGTAATTAATCTTCTCCGTAGATATCCCTTTTTTCTTTACATTTTTCCATTATCAGGTTTTCTAAAAACCGATACATTTTAATCCCACGCTTATCACAATACTTTTTAAGGGTTTCGTGAACCTCAATAGAAATCTTCAAATTTTTTATCTTCTTAGTATCTTTATCCATAGGTAGAAAAAAGGCAGAATAAAATCTTACCAAAATATAAATAGTTTGGAAGAAGTAAAGTTTTTACAAAAAAAACTAATATTTATATAGAAAATAAAACAACTAAACAAAAAAAAGACAATGGCTAATAGTAAAGTATTTGTATCACCAGGCGTCTATACTTCTGAAGTAGATTTAAGTTTCGTAGCACAGAGTGTTGGTGTTACAACTTTAGGTATCGCAGGGGAGACCTTAAAAGGTCCCGCATTCGAACCGATCTTCATCAGAAATTTCGACGAGTTCCAAACCTATTTTGGTGGAACCACACCTGAAAAATTTGTGAACACACAAATCCCAAAATATGAGGCTGCGTATATCGCAAAATCTTATTTACAACAATCTAATCAATTATTCGTAACGAGAATCTTAGGACTTTCGGGTTATGATGCTGGACCATCTTGGTCAATCTTAACTACGGCAAACGTAGATTGTTCTACAATCGGAGTTAATTGTTTTAGTGCCGTTACACCATCAGGGTCATGTGTCCCTGTATGTGTTACACCATTAGAATTACCATTCGTGGTTGATTTTACAGGATGTACTAATTCAACAACAAGTATAGATTATTTAAGTAATTTCCCATCAGAGATTCAAGATTTACTTGACGTAAGTTATGAAACACCTCAAGGGGGGACTTCAACATTGGATAGTAATATTAGAGATTTAATCTTTGGTGTTATAACAAGTTCCAACCCTTTAACTGCTGAAGACACTAATATCAGTTATTTTGGTAGTGTTGATGGTAATGACTATAGTGCATTAACTGTGAATGGTACATATACCGCAACAACAAACGTATATGGTGTTCCCGCAGTTCCTTTTGATCAAAACACATTATGTGATGGGGCTAACACATCTTGGTATTATTCATTATTTGACAATGATGGTAGTGGTAATTATTCAGGTTTCTCATTTTGGTCAATCGTTACAGGTGTTACAAACATTACACCAATAACAACAACCACTACGGCACCAACCACAACATCAACAACAACTAATCCTTGTGTTACTCCTGTTCCAACAACAACTACAACGACAACAATTCCTGTTCCTGTTGAATGTTACTCAGGATCTGTAATGGGTGTAATCTACTACTATACCGGTACATCATATACTAATTATGACGATATGGTTGTGGCAACATTTAGATCAAGAGGTATTGCAACATACGTAAATGGTAACAATCCTGTTTATGAAGTATCCAATTTGAATAATGTATCTTTAGATATGACAGGTCAATATGCTGGTGTGTTACAAAACCCATACTTACCGTTTGGTATAAATGTAACAAATGATGACGGTGTTAACTTTAATTTTGAAGCATCATTCTCAACATCAGATGCGGAGTATTTAACAAAAGTATTTGGAACAAGTAATTTTGGGAAACCAAGAACTGTAGTTCCTTTATTTGTTGAGGAAAGATTCCAAGCGTTGTTAAACTACGGATGGAGAAAAGGTTTCATTAGAGGTTTAAAACCTGTATTAGTTGATTTGGATTCGGCTCAAAGTAATGCTTCTGATTCAATTGGATGGTATTTAGATAGATATCAAACTCCAAGTTCTCCTTGGGTTGTATCTGAACTTAGAGGTACTAAAGTTTATAACTTATTCAAGTTCTACACTATTGCTGATGGAGATGCTGCGAACTATGAAATTAAAATTTCAATTGGTAACATTTCATTTGCTAATGGTACTTTTGACGTATTCGTTCGTGATTATTATGATACTGATACTAATCCAGTTGTTGTAGAGAAATTTACAAACTGTAGTATGGATCCAAGTCAAAATAATTTCATCGCTAAGAAAGTGGGTACATTAGATGGAGAGTTCCAACTTAATTCTACATACATTATGGTAGAAATGAACGAAGATGCTCCTGTAGATGCTTTACCTTGTGGATTTGAAGGATTTAACTTTAGAACTTATGGTTCGGCAACTTCACCATTCCCTGTTTATAAAACAAAATATGACTTCCCTGGTGAGGTAATATTTAATCCACCATTCGCAGCACCAATCCAAAGTCCTGGTGATAATGTTAGAAGAACATACTTAGGTATTTCAAATAATAATAGTTGGGATGGTAATTACTTTGAATATGTTGGTAAACAAAACCCTATTTCAACTTGTGATCTTGAAGGTGGTGAATGGAATTACAGATCAAGAGGTTTCCACATGGATAAAGATGCATCAGGTATAACTATTTCAGACGCATTTACAACATCAGGTACTCCAAGATTTGACGTGGGTGATGCTAATTTCTCATCTGAACCAAATAACCCTACAAACCCTTACTATAGAATTTACTCAAGAAAATTCACTTTATTAGTACAAGGTGGTTTTGATGGTTGGGACATTTATAGAGAACACAGAACTAATAGTGATAGATATGTGTTAGGTAGAACAGGTTACTTGAACGGTGCTTGTCCTGATAATAGATATCCAAACGCAGTTGGTTGGGGAGCATTCAAACAAATCGCAGTTGGTGATGGTACTCAAGATTTCGCAAATACTGACTACTACGCATACTTGTTAGGTATTCAAACATTTGCTAATCCTGAAGCGGTTAACATTAATGTATTTGTTTCTCCGGGTATTGATTACGTTAATAATAGTGATTTAGTTGAGGCAACAATTGATATGATTGAAAACGACAGAGCGGATTCACTTTATATTACAACAACACCTGACTACAACTTGTTCTTACCTACAACAACAGGTGGTGATGGTATGATTTACCCTCAAGAAGCCGTTGATAACTTAGAACAAACGGGAATTGACTCTAACTACACCGCAACTTATTACCCATGGGTATTAACTCGCGACACAGTAAACAATACTCAAATCTACATTCCGGCAACGGCTGAGGTAACAAGAAACTTGGCGTTAACCGATAACATTGCTTTCCCATGGTTCGCAGCGGCAGGTTACACAAGAGGTATTGTAAACTCAATCAAAGCACGTAAGAAGTTGACACAAGAAGATAGAGATACTCTTTACCAAGGTAGAATTAACCCAATCGCAACCTTCTCTGATGTTGGTACTGTAATTTGGGGTAACAAAACTTTACAAGTTAGAGAATCTGCTCTTGACAGAATTAACGTAAGAAGATTGTTATTACAAGCTCGTAAATTGATTTCAGCGGTATCTGTAAGATTATTGTTTGATCAAAATGATGAACAAGTAAGACAAGATTTCTTGAACTCAGTAAATCCAATATTAGACGCTATCAGAAGAGA